AATCCCTCCAGGACCAACTGATGTGTCTGCAATCCATCTAGGGTGCCAGTAAGTCCAACGCGATATTTTGTATCAGTCATCTTAGTGAGAATACCCACAAGAGACTTTGCCTTATAGAGGTGTGCCTCATCACCGATGACAGCATCAAACCTTTCAAAGAAATTGCGTGGCTCTTTATAGATCGATTGCCAGGTGGAGATCACTACAGGGTGCTTCACATACTTCTCTCGCCCACCCATGATCTTGTGGACATACGCATCTGCCTTCCAACCATAATCTTCAAAGTCCTTATACAACTGCTCAACCAGGGAGGTTGTGGGGACAATGATGAGGGTATCTAGACCCTTCTCCATATACCATCGGATCAGACAATAGATAATCAGGGACTTTCCCGATCCTGTGGGGGATAGTAGTAACTTCCTACGATGCTTAAGTGCTTGGAAAATTGCTCTGAGTTGGTAATCTCGGACCTTGAAAGGCAGACCCAAAGATCTAACAAAGCTCGTAACACTCTCAGGGCTGACATACTCTTCTTCTCCCTCAGGAAGACCGTAAAACTTATTGTCTTTGATGGTGTATTCATATCCTTTCTTGGACATGAATTCTCTAAGGTAATTATAGAGACCTACATAGATCTCTCCTGTGCCAGGTGAATAGAGACGAATCTTCCCGTCCCAATGCCTCTTCTTATAGTGAGGCATAAACTTTGCATTTGGGACATCGAAACAAAAGTATTCCGACAACTCTTTATGAATGTGTTGCTCGGCGTCAATCTTGAGGAAGACTTCGTTTTTCTTTTCAACTGTTGTCATCTAATTGCATAATACTTGATGATGTCGAAAGCATTCTTGATTGAAAATCCACGGTTGTCAATTTGTTTGAGAATCCTTTCAATAGAATTTATGCAAGTATCAAGGTAGTCAATTTTTGCCTTGGCTCTGCACATCTCTTCATCACCATCAATGTATAGATCAAGGTCACCCTTCAGCACTTTGGTGGGGAATGCCTTGCCATCGATCGTCTTCTTGCCAGAATAATACTCAAACTTATCAAGTCTGAGTTTCCTATACTTTACCTCTGCTTCGGACAACATCAACCTAAATTCATTCCAATAGGTCAGATACTTAGAGTGTAACCGAGCAGTGTCGAGACTGTCATTGGCGAGGAGCTCAGGCAAGTCTCTGTGGAGCTCAGAGTCCTTCTGCCACATCTCTTGAATTTTATCTAGATTCATTATTCAAGGTTAGTTATTCTACGGGAATCAGCAGCGTCTTGGATTTCATACAACAGATATCTAAAGTTAACTGTTGCTGTTGCAGCGTCGCTACCGTCTAGTGTAGCATTAAACTGGATTCCAGACAAACTCGTAGGAAACAGACCTTGGAATGTGACAAAAAAGTTTGACCTAAAGTTACTGTTGAGCACAGCAAGTGTGGCATCAGCAGAGATCAGATCAAACTCTTTAAGATTCGGTTGATTGTATTTGTTTTTAATAAACTCGATGTAAAAACGACGGTCCTTGGTGCTCTCAGGTGTGCCAAGTGCTCTCAACCAGTTGTGGACCAGCGTGTAGTTTTCCAGATCTTCGTCAACCAAGAAGGTCATCTGGAAGTCTTCATACTGTGTGAAACCATCCATCGGAAGACCTCTACCATAGAAGGTAGATTGCTCTGGTGTGGTGTTGTTGATACCAGGAAGGTTTGCAGATTGAGAGAAATATGCAACCTTAGGAAACTTTGCCAGACCGAGTTTGAATCCAATCGGTGACAGGAAGTTTCTATTTTCAATCTGCTTATTCCAGGTAGTCATCTTTTATCAGTCTCTACCTGAGTATTTAGGGTAGTTAAATCCGATCTCCGACAACTTATCGAGGATCGCACCGTATTCCTTAAACATCTTATCACCTGCGATGTAGCGTCGCTGGGTGTGCCAGATAGCCTTAGCGAGTAGTTTGTACTCTGTGTCACTGAAGTTGATGCATTCATCCATGGTTACTTTCCTTTGATAATTTCTTCCATCTGACGACGGACATAATCTCTATGGTCTTGATCTTCGTGATCCTTTCGGGAATACCCGTGCTTGTTATGGACTATGAAATGCCCTTGCACCATCATAGTTATACCAAAAAGGAATAGGGCAATCACCCCCACCCACTCTACAATGTGATGTTGAGCCATGGGAATACTGGCGGGATTACACCTATGAGTCGGAGGAGACCTTCAGCAAAAAGAGCAAGAACGACCCAACCAACACACATAGAAATAATTGAAGCATTACGGTTGTGTCTACGAATTGCATCGGCAATACTCACATCGATCATTTTTTGAATTTCTTCTTTATCCATAGTGGACATCCTCTGAAGCATAATCGTCTTCCCCGTCATATAGGGGACATGGTTCTTCCATTAGGATATCCACCTTAGCTTGGATGACACGATCCTGTAATACTTTGTAGTCTTCTTCAGTAGGTAAACTCATTGAGATAGTCTAACAGAGTGTTCAGTACTTGGTGTGCTGCCTCTTTCTTCTCATCTGTATCAAACCGACTATCGGAATCCTCAAATAAAGCCGTTTTCATTCCTAGCAGTTTGTGGACCATATCATTACGGTCCAAGCGAGATCTGGGCATAATAATAAAAACACCTTCCACTATGATAGTAACTATTTATTTTTATGGGTATATCTACTGACTTATGTCAGCGTATGAGGATCAATCACGCTGTCTCCAGTCATCTGGTTTGTCTTGATTAAACCAATCCACAATCTCATCAGCACTACCAAAACCAGTGCGATGATTGGATGGATCGGGGTCACCTAATCCCATCTTATTCATGAAGTCGTCCATGCTACCCTCTTGCATATCAGGGTTAGCAGCACGTCCTCTTGCTCTTTTAAGCATTTCTCTGGCAGAAGTATTTGCTTTACCCAACTTCTCTGCCCAGATCATATCTTCTAGTTTAACTTCTTCTCCATTAGCAATGCATTTACAGATAAACTCAAGGCGCAGTCTATACTGAGTTGAAAGCATGTTACTCGTCCGAAAGATAGTGCTCTAATTGATTGATTCTAGAAAATTCTTCGTATGCCATCTCCGATCTCATATGGAGAATATCACGAAGATCGTCCATAATAAAAGTCGGATCCACCCCATCTTCAATATACTTGTAAATGGCTTCCTTCAGGTATCGATACCTGTGCCATTCCTGGGAATATGGTTTATGCATGACAATGACCTAATCTTATCTATGTATAAAAAAAGGGGACCCGAAGGTCCCCTGTGTGAGTATCCAAAGATGGATCACATAAGGTTGTCCACAAGCACGCGACGATAGTAGCGGTTGGCGTTGGCGGTAAGAGCACCGCTGCCTTGGGAGGTACCTTCAGCGAAGGGGTTGGCGACCATGCCGTAGCGGGTCTTGAAGCCAATTTTCGGCTGGAAGGTGTCCTGACCCACGGCACGCACCATTTGCAGGGGCACATAGGGGCAGTAGAAGAGACCAGCGTCATAGGCAGAAGAGCCCTTATAACCAGCCACATAGAAGTGACGGTCAGAGACGTTGGCAGAATAGGGGTCAACATAGACCTTGATGCGACCGTTGAGGGTACCAGCAAGGGTGCTGGAGTTGTCATCGGGCAGCAGACCGCTGTTACCAGACAGAGCGGGGGTGTAGTCAAGCACACCAGCCATGGACAGAGCAGATGCCACATCAGCAGAGCAGATGAGGATGTTGCCCTTGCCACGACGAGTCTCGTGACCGATTGCATTCATGTCACGCTCGATTTGGAAGAGCAGACCCTTGAACTTCTCAACCGACCAACGACCGTTGGAGTCAACGTCCAGGTCGAAGATACCTTGAGTTGCAGTGTTGTTTTGAGCGCCAGGACGAGCGATGCGATAAACGGTTCTCACCACTTCGCGGTTGATCTCAGCAAGCACCTCAGTGGAGAGGATGTTAGCGAGCTCGGACTCAGCGTCCAGACCATGCACTGCCTTCAGGTCTTGAGCAAGCTCAAGGCTGTATTCGGCTTTCAGAGCACGGGACTTAGCAGTCACGGTGACCTTCTCGATGGAGAAGTTCATCTCAGCGAAAGCGTTACCAGCAGCGTCACCCAGAGCTTCAGACTGAGCGGTGCTCATGCCAGAAGCGTTGGTGTAGGTGCCACCGTCATTCAGCAGACCAGGGTTGCTACCAGACTGAGCAGTAGCGCCCAGGTTAGAAGCAGCGTTCTCAGCAGAGAACTCGGAATCGGCTTCGTTGAAGAATGCTTCGGTGCCAGAGGTGCGGTCGGTGCCATAGCGGGAGCGCATTGCGAAGATCAGTCCAGTAGGACCAGTCATCGGTTGGACGCCAGCGATATCATAGGCGATCAGTTTAGGCATCGAGCGGCGGATCAGAGAGATCAGCACGGGGTCGAAACCAGCAACAGGACCTGTAGCTGTGGCAGAACCACTGAAACCAGCGGGGCTAGAACCAGCACTCATGGTAGGAGCGGCTTCGGTCAGGATGCCACGCTCTTCACGGATGAATTTTTCTTGGTTCTCAAGCAGGACGGCGGTCACTGCCTTCTTGTAGGTATCACCAATCGGGTTAAGATCGGAATGCTCAAGAATGGGGGACCACTTTTCCTGCAGATGCTCGGAATTGAACATTTGCTTTTACTCCTTAGGGAAAAATGTTAGTTTACTGTTGAATCACTTAGTCCAACGGGACAGAGCCTTAACGTAGGCATCCATCGATTCCGTCACTACTTGACTTTGCTCCACCACCATGTCTTCGGAAATTTCCTTAGACTCAATTTTTGTGGAGAAGTAGGAATCACGGAGGGTAGACACCTTCTCACGGAAGGTCTCTTCATTATCAAACTCAACTGCTTCAGCAAGGGAGTGGAATTTCTCACGCTGGGTGAGAGTCAGACCCTCGGAAAGCTCGCTCACAATCCCATTCTAAATATAACCGCCAATCGATTGGTAGAGAGCAATGTTCTCTTCGATCGACTCGTTGAGTTTATCTTCCATACGATCCAGTTGTTGAGCCATCTCGTCAACCAGATCGAGTTTTTCTTCGGGGAGATCAATATGATTCTCCACGAAAACTTGCTTGATTCCGTCAAGAATGTTTTCAGCCATCTCGGTCTTAATGCCAGATTCGATAGCAAGATTGTTATCTTGCATCCACTTAGTTACAGCATAAGAGAGATACTCATCGACTTGCTCAGCGAGCTCGGTCTTGACAGTTTCAATTTCTTCTGCGAGGACTTTAGCATAGTCCTCATGCATACGCTCCAGCTCTTCATTGAGTCTAGAGACAACCGCCGCTTCAAAGATGGTCGCTGCCTTTTCTTTGAATTCTTCGGAGAGGTCTTCGCCTTCGGTCAGAGCAGCGACATCGGCGCTCAGATCGACTTCGATGATGTTGGAGACTTCCTCTTCCTCTTCAGCAATCGTTTCGCCTTCAGCTTCGACATGATCAAATGTCGGTTTCTTGGACAGTGTATCTTGCTTACTAGCAGAAGCATCGGAAGGCTTCGTAGTAGGTGCTGAGGCGGACTTGCTCACGACGCGATACTTGTTGGAGTCGTCATCGGGCTTGCTGTTTTGTGGTGTTGGACCACCAAGATCTTGGATGCCGCCGAGAGCAGAACCTTCATTCTCCAGTTTTTTCTGGGGATCTGCGGGTTTGGCATTCGCCGTCACTTGGTTTTCTTCCAGATTCTCAATCTCTTTGGACATCGTAGTCTCCTGCGGTACAAAAGGCGGTTTTGCTATAGTTATTTATATATTAGAAACTTTGAAGAAATTGTGCAAACGCGGAAAGCTTTCTCTCTTCGAGTTGCATTCTGCTTGCATTATCAATTCGTTTCTTGATTTGCTCAATCGTTTGCTCGTGGACAGCACCATTGGCATAGACCCACTCTTTTCCTTCCATGATCCCGTTAACGAAAGCATCGGGAGCAGAAGGATCAGCAACGATATCTGCGGCGGTGGCAAGCATAAAGTCATCACAGACAATCTTGCAACCTTGCTCTTCTCTAATAGATCCCAAACCACGGGAGGAAACTCCGAGTTTGACACCTTCGTCAAGAAGCGACTTAGCGATATTGCCCATAGGGGTATCGAGAAGTCTTGCTTTACCTACATAATTGTTACCCTCTTTTCTGAGGGATGTAATAAGGTGAGACACGCGGTCAAGGTTAATGGTAGGACCATCAGGATGACCCAATTCACCCAACGCACGTCCTTTAGTTATATAGCTCTCGTTGTATTTTGCTACTTCCCTATCCAGAGTTTCGATAGGATACATACGACCGTTGCGATTCTTGATCGCACCCTGCAGGAAGACACCCTCGATAAAATGGCTCTTCTTGCCATTCTTACCTTCGGTGATTACAACTTTCGCTGTTTCGATTTCTTCTCTAATCAGTTTCATCGTCTGTTTCCTCTTCGGATTCTGGTTGCTCTGTTTCGACTTCTGGAGTTTCTTCTTCTTCCTCATCATCCTCTTCTTGGGATGCCATGAAAGATTTTCCAACCTCCACTTTTTTGGCGTCAATTGCAGACATTGCTGCATCCGACATACCTTGTGCCACATAATCGCTAAGGTCTTTTTGACCAGCGAAAAGTGCATTCACAATATCAAGAGCTGCTTGGGTAGGCATAACAATAAGATACTAATACTACTATTTAGATGTTTCCTTTTTTGTAATCCGCATCACTGATGCCTTGCTCCGCAGGATCGGGCTCAGGGGGTTGCAATGACATAGCCATTTGCTCCTGCTCCATCTGCTGCATCACCATAGGATCTAGAAGTTTACCCTCGGCAATCTCACTTTGCATCTGCTTATCGATCTCGTTAAACTCATTGTCAGTCTGACGTAGAATTTGACGACGCAGATACTCCAGTGAAAAGTATTTGCCAGCGTAAGGATCCATCTGTGCGAGAAGTGCCATACGCTCATTGAGCAGCTCCTTCTCTTTTAATTCGCTGAAGTAGTTATCCGCAACGAAATCGTATTGGATATGCTCCTTCATCTCATCCCAATCCTCAAGGGTGATGACACCCCTAAGGACAAGTTGAGTCTTCAGAAGATCGTTGAAGAGATCACTAAAACGCTTTCTCAGTCTGACGATAAACTTCTGAAATTTAACTTCGTCTCTAGTGATTTCTGCACTACGACCAACGTTAAATGTGTTATCGGATTCCAATCGTGACTCAGGGACATTCAGAGCACGATAGAGTTTCTTTTGGAAGTATTTAACATCTTCCAACTCTCCAAGGTTTTGCCCGCCAGGTAGGGTAGAAATTTCAGTGCCGCGCCCTCCCTCGCGTCTCGGAAGCCAAAAGTCTTCCAACATTGACATGAATTTCTTATCGTCACGAATCTCTCCCGTATCAGCGTTGTAAACAAGTTTGTTACGGTAGCGACTCATCACCTCTCTAAGGTATTGCTCTGCCTTTTGTTTAGGCAGATTACCCACGTCGATGTAGAAAATACGACGCTCAGGTGCTCTGGACAGACGATAAATGACCAGAGAGTCTTCGATCATGCGAAGTTGGTTAAGTGCCTTAATCGCTTTGTGCATGTGCGACAAAACGATATTGCGATTCATATCCAACTTACCCGAGTGGACAAAGGTGATTGCATCAGGTGCAACCCTAATACCTTTACCATCGTTTGATCTCAGTCCCTGGGGAGCATAGATGTAATATTCAATGCTCTTGGGGACGAGAGTTGCTGTATTCGGATCACCAGGATTGATAAGTCTATCCTTGTTAGGTTTATCGTATTCGACAACCTTCTTGATCTTCCTAGGATCTATATAGCGAATTTCTGTGATGCCCTCAGAAGGATCATCTGGGTTAATCATCTTATGATAGAAGAGACGACCGTCGATATACCAACGACGGAAGATGTCATAGCATCTTCTATCAAAATCGAGAAGAGAAAGCACATTCTCAAACTCTTCTCTAATTCTTTTCTTTACAGACTCAGGGACTTTCAAGTTAGACAACTCAATGTCTACAGGATGATCGTCCAACTCACCAGCAATAGCTTCGTTAACAATATCGTTAATGGCAGAATCGCATTCTGGGTGCAGAGACATCTCTCGGTATCTACCGATCAGATCTTGCTCTGTGCCTTTTGCTGCTTCCTTATCCCCAAAGTCAACGTATTGACCAAAATACCCACCAGCAACTATAGGTTCTGCTGCGTCTTCCGAGTCTTTACGCACAAAAGAAGGACCCTTTTGTGAAGAGCCCTTCTTTCTTTCAAGGGAATAACCAAATAACTGTGACATTTAACTGTCTATCGCTGTTTTTATTATTTATTATATCAGATCATTCCCCTTTGATCAAGCGCCGCCTTGGTGGTTAGCAGCGTTCACATCATCAGTATACGTCCAGTACTGGACCTGGAATTCAACAGTATATTCCTCGGCAGTATCGTTGCTGTCCCAGGCGAGGTCAATCGCACTGATGTTGCTTGGCCAAATACCTTGGAATTGATAAGCACGGGTCTGGGTGCCCTGACGATCATACTGACGCACGATAGCGTTGGTTTGATACTCAGAGGGAGATCCATACTCTTGCTTGTTTTGTTGCAGAGCTTGGATTCTAGTAGACCATGCCTCAAGTCTTGCACGGACTGCAAAGTTGGCATCATTGAGGACGGTAACAGTCCAAGGCTCGAATGTGCGGTCACCAGCGATCTTAAGGGTGCGACCACGGTAGGGCACTTCAACAACACCCACTGTCGAAGCAGGGATGTTTGCTGCTTTGACGAGAAGAGTGGCGAGGGACTCACTACCACCAGAGTTGCGAGAAGCTTCTTCTTCTCTATTGTTTTGCTGACCTGTGGCACCACCAACAGAGGCAGTGTCAAGTCCTTGAGGGAAAACCAACTCAACTTGGAATTGGTTAGGGCGGGCGAGGTCTCCAATTCTATTTCTAAAATCGAAAATAGGAGTATAGATACTCCCCCCTTCAACGTTGTTAGGCATTTTTAGTAACTCCTATTTGGATAATTGACTACGAAGTCGTAGCACGAGTGGGCAAGGGGAGGTTTCCCTCCCCTAAAGAATTACAAATTAGTTGACAACCTCATTGAAGCTGGCACCAGTTCTGGTAGCAGTGAAGGTGAGGGTGATGAAGTTGATGGATCTTGTGGGCTTCACAAAGATCTCAGCATAGAATTCACCACGGTCAATAGACTCGGAGGTGTTGTTGGTGCCATCACACACGACCAGGAAGTCAGTCACACCACGGCGGGACTGGACAGAGCGCATGTAAGGATCAACAATATTCTTGAATGCCTGACGAGTAAACTCATCATTCAATTCAAACAACTGGCTCTTAGCAGCTTGAGCGATAGCAGCCTCGATCACGAGGAAGAGGCGACGCACGTTAATTCTGTCAAAAGCAGAAGAGTGTGCAAGAGCAGTCTTGTCACCGAAGAGGACGATACCTTCGCCAGGGAATGCCACGATGGGGTTAACACGGGCAGAATAGAGGCGATCTCTATGGTCCTTCAGGGGGGAGTAGGCAAGCTTCACAGCGTTGCGAAGTTGACCTCTGGTGAAACCAGCAGGGGAATACCAGGGCTCTTGGTTGATAGAAGTGCTCAGGACAAGACCAGCAACGTCAGCGTTGCAGGGGATGTAACGATACTTGTCGTTATACTTGTCGTAGATGTACTTGTAGTTGTTGTCGAAGACAGCATAGGAAGAGCTGCTCAGTTGATCGAAGAAGGAGATCGTGCGATCAACAATTGTGGTTGTGTTTGCCTGACCAATGATGTCAGCACGGAAAGGAGAAACGAATGCCATGCAGTCCTTACGGGTTGCGGCAATATCGATAACCTTTTGTGCCTTAGCAACAGTGTCGCCAATGTTGCTCATGCCAGGACCCATCAGCACATAATCGATCTCTTCGGTCTCAGGATCGCTAAAGAGGTCATAACCTGCAAGCAGGGAAGGACGGTCCACAGTGTAACCATCAACACCACCTTTAAGGTGATACTTCACGGTTGCATTGTTCTTGGTGCCAACCATCTTGGAGGACTTAGGATCCAGACCAGAAGTGTCGTCTGCACTATAGAGAGAAGCAGTATTCTTGATCAGGTCAAAGTCACGGTTGGTGACGCTCAGACCCCAAGAACCGTTAGCGGTCTGGGAGCGATCGAAGATGGAAGCAGTCTCATGCTCACCCCAGTAGATATACTGGGACTGATTCATCAGCACATCCACATAGTAGAGTGTGTCGCCTTGGGGAGACTTAGCGTCAACACCCTTGGACAGGTTGGTGAATTTCTCAAGCAGAGCACCAGGGACGCCAGTCAAAGCGCCGTCACCATCAATCACGAGGATGTGAAGGAGGTCGCGGGTGCCACCACGATCTTCTGCCCAAGCAGAGGTGCCAGGACGAGGAGCGATGTTGATCCACTTCTCACCATCACCATATTGGCGAGACTCATAGTCATCAGCAACGGCAACCAGGGAAACGGTAGCAACGTTGTCATCGCTAACAGTCTGGTTTGCTTGGAATTTGGGAGACAGAGGATTCAGAGAAACTCTCAGCTCACGAGAGATGTGAGAAATCTCAGCAGAGGTGCCAGTGGCGCTACCAGGAGCATCGTTGGTGTTAGCAAGCTCACTCACAGAATCACCCACTTCAAACACATCAGAAGAAGATGTGTCAATGGTGATTTCCACTTTGCGATTCTTGCTATCATAAGCAACAACGCGACCTGTCACGTTACCTGCATTGGCAGTGAAGAAGTTATCAGCGGACCAGGATCCCAGCAGAGTGGAGTCATCCTTAAGGGTCAGGATAACAGTATAAGAATAGGTCTTAGCGTAGATGTTAGCAGCAGAGTAAGCAACCTCACCGCCAGTGGAGAATTCCCACTCAGCAGATGTAGGTTGAGCCAGATGCAGCACCTGATCGGCACCTGCGTCGGTCATAACCACACGCAGAGAGTTGCCATACTTACCAGGAGTCTTAGCGGCAAACTTCCAGTTGTTAGCAGCGTCCTTAACGTTATTCTCATACTCATCCAGATTCTTGATCAGGGGAGGAGTAATACCAGTAGCGGTTTGCTCGTTAAGAGTTGTCTTGGCGCTAGTAACAGTCAGAAGATCGACAGCAGATCCATCGGTGTGTGCAGCCTTGGTAGTGCCCAGGACACCGCGAGTCACGGTCAGGTCATTACCAGCAACAGCGGTAACCTGAAGGATCTCGTTATCAATTCTGATGTAGCTGTTGGTGCCAGCATTAAGAGTAGCAGCAGAAGCAACAGTCAGCGTCAGATCGGCGTCGGTGAAGGTTTGACCCTCATTCACTGTAGAAGCAGATCCAGCAGCTTCGATCAGGGTAACCGAAGATCCAGGAGAGTGAGACACTGCAGCGGTTTGAAGTTGACCACGAGAAACCACCACGTCGTTACCACTAACAGAGGCAACGGTCATCAATTCAGAGTCAACCAAAAGCAGATCCAGCACGTCAAAGTCAGTCGAAGAAACAACTGTGACGGTGGTATCAGTGGCGCTCAGAGTAGCATCGACAAACTGTGCAGTGTCGATAGCATTCTTGAGGGAGTTGCTCAAGGCACGGACGACCCTAAGGGTGCCGCCATAGAGCAGATACTGGGCGGCGCAGAACCAGTATTCGTAGTTAGAATCGTTAGGACGACCGAAAATAGCAAGAAGCTCTTTCTCGGAAGTAATGGTTGTCAGTTGCTCGACAGGACCTTTTTCAAAGGAACCAACGATAGCGGCAACATTATCAATTGTTGCATTAACTACGTTAGTTAGGTCTCTCTCTAGAACGACAACGCCTGGGGATTGTTGCGTTGATGCCATCTGTAAGTCTCCTGAGTGGTCAATTTCGGATGCTACAAATATTTAGCAAAAAGACTTTTTTCAGTGGGGAAGCCATGCATGAACATTACCAGTCGGGGTAGGTCCATCCAGTCGTATCCTGCTTTCTGCCCTTTACTATCCGTTTGATCGTGCAGACTTTACATTCGTATGAATATGATGACAAAGCACTTCTATTCTTTCGAGTCAAATAAAACTCATCCATTAAATCTTTGACCTTGCCACAGGACCGACATCTCCTCTGTGTGAGGAGTAAATGCTCAAGTCCAAATTGGTCTTCTAGGTCCACTATCTATAGTCCCACATGTACGACATATCACCATATTCATCTGTGCGCCAGACATCACCATCCTTATCGACAAACGTCTCTGTAGCGACAAGTCCATCATCAACAAATCCAAAGGGTGCCATATCGGCTTCGATTTGCTCCTTCTGGTCAAGGTATAAACGCTGCCTCACATCAGCATCGTGCAGCTCCTTAAAATAATCCGTTAGTGCAACCCAAGAAAAGATAACCAGACACATTGCAAGGTCATCATTACATCCCTCTTCTGCTTCCCACGCTGGACCCCTTTGGATAAAGGTGGTCAACTCAGCAATAATGTCGTAGTCATTGAATAAAAGTTTATCCCCCTCAATCAACTGTTTGAGGTTTGAGCAACCAGACTTCTTAACGGTAACACTCATCTTGACTCCAAGTTGAGTCTTAGTGCCCGAGAATCCTTGCCCAACAACTTGTCCTGCCCTTCCCCTCATGGCGCACATGAGGAGATTATCATACTCTAAGTCAAATTGAAGGATGTCTGCCACCTGTCCACCGATGTCATTCACCTCAACCATTATATAAGCATGGTTGTAATTGCAAGCGACCTGATGGATTACGTTTGGAAATAGAAGTGGTTTGATTGAGTTGTTTCTGTATTTAGCAACGATCTCATATGGAATGGTTGTCGTATCAACAACGACAAACGCTGAATAGTCCTTAGTCAGACCCCGTGCAACGTCAACCGTCATCACATATTGATGCTCTGGCTCAGGGTCTTTCCAAATATCAAGTCCAGCATGAGACTCCTTTGGCTCCTCATACACAAGTGTCTTGAGTTTGCTTGGTGCAATCAGAGTGTTTGCAGATCCAAGAAACTCACACTCAAACTCTTGGTTAAACTGCTCAGGAGACGTGTTTCGTATCGTCTGCTCCTTCCAGTCTTCATCTCTACCAGGCACCTCAGACCAGTGAACATCTGTGGTGACATATTCATTACGACCCAACTCTGCATCATGCCAGAGTTTGTAAAACAATTTCATCCCCTTGGGCGTGGAGATGATAATCACCTTGGTTGATTTACCAGAAGAGATAGTAGGATACACAGAGCTAAAGAACTCGTCAGCAATGTGAGTCGGAATGAACGCGAATTCGTCCAGAAAAATGATATTAAAAGACATGCCCCTGACAGCAGAAGCGGAAGTAGATGCAGCCATGATCTTACTTCCATTCTCCAATTCCAAACTACCTCGGTTCCAGTTGACGACTCCTTGCTGCATCCACTTGGGGAGGTTTTCATAGGATAATTGCAAACGTTGAAGCATTTCCCTTGCCGTCGCTGCCTTGTTAGCAAGGATGGCAATATTTACGTTATCGTTGAACAGCGAATACCACAACAGGTAGGCAGTAACCACAGTGGACTTACCTGACTGTCGTGGTAGTTTGGCAATGTTGAATCGATTCTCATGAAACTTGGTAACCATATCCGCTTGGAATGGATACAATTCAAAAGGAATGAGACCTTTGTCAAGAGAGATGATCTGAATGTAGTTTTTAATAAAATACACTGGATCCTGACTACACTTGACAAACTCTTCAACTTGCTCAGGTGTAAAATTCTGAGCAATATTTGCCTTCTTTAGATTAGGATTACCAAGATAAATGTCAGTTGGTTGCATTACTCAATACCTTTTAATACCTTTAGTGCCAGTTGGGAATGTTGCTTCCATTCCCCAACACAACAGTAAAGTAAAACCAAAAACAAATAGTGTACTAATCATACTAATGTTCCATGCTGTCTGCGGATTTCACGCAACTCTTCAAAGTCCTTCTGTTTGGTGCCACCATCATATGCCCAGGCATACCCCTCTTTGATCATCTGCTCATTAAGAGAATCTTCAGCATCTCCAATGTATAACCATCCGAGAAGTCTACCGTATTTACCAACACCGCCAACAAGCTCAGTCCTAATAACAAGGTCATCATCGCCAGCGATAGCACCTTCAAGCTTCTCCTTAAGCCAGTTTGTGGCATCGTAACCCAGAGCCTTCTCTTCATCATCCTTAGTTCGCTTTTCGGGGGTATCAACTCCTGCAACTCGGACTCTTTCTTTCTTGTAAAGATCGAAACCCAAGTCGATCGTGACATCAATGGTATCGCCATCTAATACTCTATCAATAGTGGTCACACGAAAATTGTAGCAGGACTTCCTGCTAGGTGGTGTCATTGCTCCCATTACTTTTTCTTGCCTCCGTTTTTAGCTTTCTTCGCAGTCGCATTGCCTTGATTCTGCTTCGATTGACCCTTCTTGCCCTTGTTTGCGGACTTGGCCATCTTCCTGCATCTCCTTAAATGCTAGTCTTAGTATATAGGCGACATAATACAAAACACCAGCAAGTAATATCACCATGCAAAGGATGATACTCCATGTCACGTCATTAACATCATTGAGTGGACGGAGTAATAAGTTCATGGATTCTTTGGATCTAAACCTAAACTGATAAGATAATCAGTCCACCATTGTGGATCTTTTCTGATTCTCCAGTCGGGCACGTCTAGACCCCTTTCAGAATACCACTCAAACAGAGCATCATCGATAGTCTGTGCGATCTCCATATTCCTCATCCTCCTCGTCAACATCTGCATATGCATTTGCCACATAGGGTCCGTGTGGTTTTCTGGATTCTCTTTCGACATAATCGGTCTCGGCATTTACCGCTTCAATCCAAACCGCTAGTTTCATCACAATGAATAAAATAATTAGAGGTGTGAAACACCCTACTAATATGACTGGATTCATTTGTGCTTTCTCGCAAAGGGTTCCCAATGTTCCCATCCATATTTATGCACAGCCCACATACCTAAAATAGGAATAAACACCAAAGAGAATCCCATAACTCCTAGAGCGACGGGACTCTCCATTACGACTCGTGCAATATGTCCCAATTCGTGCATCATATGTCTGACAGAATAGAAATCAAAAATAAAAATATGCCAAACATACACATGAAAGTGAGTATGCCTAACTGTATGATAGTCGCATGGTCCATAACCTTCTAAAGTAAATGTCCACTTCAGTCAACCCTTCTAGTGGGGCAGGCATTGTTTGCTCTGCCCACCCGACACAAAAGTCCAGCATCTCTGGGGTAACCTTATCAACACCAAACATTCTGGAAAAAGATGATGCTGCGAAATGAAATCGCTGCCTAGTGTGCGGTGCCATTTCCCTTATACTGTTCGGTGTCATAATACCCACCTCTCCTAGCGCCAAAATAGATGGTCGTTATGACAAAAGGCACTGCTACGATAGCAAGTGCCCATCCAAGCAAGTGTTCCATTACGGGTGGTATGTAACTGCCAGTATTTAGGTCTCAATACCTTCTGGGAAAGACTTACTGTCAAGATCCCCTAACCGTTTCTCCCAGGTGTCACCACCATCTTGACCCCTGCAAGGATTGATACAGGTATCATCACCAAGTTTATTACATACGAGACCTGCAAGATCTAACTCAGATCCTTTCTTGCCAGTCCCAATCCATCGGTGCTCTCCGTTTAACCAAGTGGCACCACACTTCGGGCATTCCTTTCTTTCCAGGGAAAGATCGGACAGCTCTTTATTTGTCATTTCTGATTTCCTCAAATATGGAAGAAAAGTCAGTGGGTGGAAGATCTAGTTGCTTTTCCAACTGTCTCTTCATTCTCCACATCTGGACTTTGATACCGAAATAGCGTAGTTGTAAATCTAGGTAGGTAAACACACGCATGGTTCCCTCATACCCAGCATACCAAATCATGCAGAGTAGGATGACAACCATTAAGTAAAATGCCAGCATTGGTATCAAGCCGTTACTTACAGTATACCACTATTTACTAAAATGAGACATTCTTAAGACTGATGTAAGACATCAGAAGAAATTATTAAATTAGCAATTCCAGGCTCTGAGTGACTTGTTGATGCGTGAGTCTGGATCATTAGCAGTTTTCTTGCTAGTCAATTTGTTTTTCATTCCTGACATACGAGCACAGAAGGATTTCTTGCGAGGACCACCTTTGGGTTGAGGTGCTTTCAGATCACTACCAGGATTCTCTGCTTCATAGGACTTGCGTCCCTTCTCATTGAGACCACCTTCTTTATTCTGCCCTTCCTTCTTAGTCCAGGCAGCACCTTCCTCAACCTTCATCTCCTTCCCACAGGGGACTTCTTTGCAACGTTTGCACTTAGTACACCAAGAGGTGCCTTCTGGGCAATCTTGCTTTTCTGAAATATACTGCCTGAAACTTTTCATTGGGGTTTAGTCTTATTTGGACAATTTGCTTCGTGCTTTTCCAACCACGTCGTAGGACGCCAATGTCCCTTGGGAGGGGTCACTCCACAATACTTACACTTGAATTTATCCTTGTCATACAACTCAGCCATAATGATACGCTCCTTTAGTGGTTTTCTTTGGAAGTTTGCCGCCTCTCACCTTGGTGCCAGATGTTTCACCGTAACCTTCGGGATGCTTGCCAGCCTTAGTCTTACCAATAGAGTCAGACTTTGCCTTGCTACCTTTCTCAGTATAGTGCAGTTTTGCTGGTTTGTCTTTATCTTTGGTGATCACAGATTCTTGCCCATGCTTGCGTCCCAGACGACGCATTACTTTACCAAATCTACGCTTAGACATCTTATCAGGTTTTGATGTCTGATAGGAAACCTCACGACCAGTTTCACCACTGCCATACTTATACTCGCCCACACCTTTCTTGTGACCGATACCGTGCTTCTTAAGGTCCTTCTCAAGACCCTTACGACCCTCACGATTCTTCTTCTCGTCATCTCCACGGTCAGCAGAAATGTGACCAGTAACTTGAGTCTTGGACTTTTGCATCATGCGACCAGTGCGGTTGCCTTCTGCAATAAACTCACGATAGGTCTTCTGACAATCTTCTTTCTTCAGACCAATCTTACGAGCGATCTTACCGACGATACCTTCTTTCTTCTTTGCTTTAGCAGCATCGATACGCTTCTGCAACTCAGGAGAATACTTGGTGGTCCTCTTCGATGCCTCTGCTTTCTTACGCTTGGCATAATCCATGTAGGATTCACCAGGCTTGGTTGTCTTGCTGTAATCCTTCTTGGGTTTAGCGGCATCAGCACGATCTTCACGAGCACGCTGGTTAGCACCAGGACCACCCAGTTTGCGATCCTTCTCGGGATCGGGATGCCAGAAGTCACCACGCTCATTGATCTGCTCACCTTCTGGTTCAAAAGAGTTATACATTGCAGGATTTCTCCTCTGACCGTCAGCATGTCTGACCAATCTTGCTAGTTTTTTTGAGATCTCTCTGTCTGTCCTTATTGTCCTTGAAAGAATATGCTACTTTCTTATCATCCTTAGGAGCAGGTTCTTTCGCAATCTTCTCATATTCTGCTCTGTTGGCTGCTTCGGCCAGGTCGGGATGGGGTGCATACAGGGGACCCTGGTAGTTACCAGCAAACTTAATTTCTTCAGTTGTGGTGGTCTTACCAGTTACTTTTCTATGAAAATTCATTTGACTGTTTGCGTAATCTTTACCGATACTTGCAGCTTGCTTACCAGGATTGATGCTCTTACGACCTGCACGCTTTGCTTCCTTTTCCTTCTCTGCTTTGCGCTCCTGTGCCATCAGTTTGCGATACTCATCCTCATGGATGACTTCTTCCTTTTTAAGTGCTGCACGCTTTGCTGCTGCCTTCTTCAGAAGTCTTTCTTTAGCAGCATCACGCTCATCCTTAGGAATAGCAGTGACAGCACCAACCTTCTGATCTACATCACCAGGGGCATAACCTTCGTTTGCCTTATTCTTTTTGGTGTCAATGATTGCTTTGTCGCCATACTTGGCACGAATCTGACCCTTAACGATGTCAAGAGCAGACTGACCACTCTTCTTCGCAGGTTTGATACCGAGCTCAGCATTGCTCAGTTTCTTTGCAGGGGGGCGATCGTAACGATTGTTTCCATCAACTCCACCACGCTCCATGCGGCGGTCTTTCATGCGATCGTAATCTTCTTCGTTAATCATTGATTCACCCATTGCCTTTTGCTTGCGGAGTTTCTTAGGGTTTTTGGTCTTATCTGCTGAGTAGTTATCATCCTCAGCCTCAGGATCTATAGCACTACGCTTTCTTGTGCTTCTTTCATGATCTTGCATATTTGCACGACCAAACTTCGCTTCATCAGGAGAATAGGTCCTACCACTGTTATACCATTCCTTACCAACGTGCCCTCTCTTCTTGGCATCGGCAGAGGCTTCTCTACGCTTGAGTTTTCTGCGGTTTGCTTTGAAGTCTTTGAGGGACATACCCTCTTCGAGATCATATTCTTCCTTTTTCATTGGTAGTCCTTTGTGTTTGGTGGAAGCAAAATCTTTGGCGTCTTTCTTTTTTATGCTGGCAGCAACTTTGGCAACCTCAGGCGATGACGCTCCCTCACCTTTCTGAGCAGCTCGGACCATCCCGAAGAAACGCTGCTGTTTTTTCGAGACGGCAGGCATGTCATCAACCCTGTACTTGGACTTCGTTGATATACATGGTCATGCCATTACTGGTATCACCCTTTGCCTGAATCTTGATGCTGTTAGCAACAGTAGCGGCACCTGCAAACGCAGCACTAGCAGACTGGTCGGAGGCAATGGTGATAGTTGTGTCAGTTACAGCAGTAACCTCAGCATGAGTTACGTTGTAAGCAGCAGTATCACCACCAGTGATGGTAACATAATCACCGACTACGAAGGGATGAGCAGGAGTGCCACCGCCACCAACAGTCAGGACACAGGGATTAGCAGCAGTAGCAGCAATGATGTTTGCTTTCTTGGGTTTGGCAAGTTTGAAGATTTCAGCACCATTGACAGGCATATGGATCACCATATCCGTCGTTACATCAGGAGCACCACCCCATGCAAAGTGATTGCTATGCGAATCAACATTGATAAATCTGTATAATCCAGTTTTCACTGTATATGCAGCAGTTGTTTGAGGAGTATCACTATTATCTGTGAGACTACCCAAATCCTGCACGGGTGTTGTTACATTCGATGACATGGCACTCAGTTAGATTTCTTCTGTACTATTTATCGCGTTGTTGTTTTAGAAACTTGGCGAGATCTGCTGTGCTACCCACAAACATAGTATTGTTTGTAGTGTTGACCTCTTTGGTTTTCTTGGGATTCTCAATCTCAGCGACCTTCTTTTGAAGATCTACAAGTTTGTCAGCAACGTCACCAACGTGCTTGATTAACTGACCAGCAACCTCATAAGCACGAGGTTGGTCAGATTCCTGTGCTAATTCCAAGATACCATCTACTGCTTCCTGACCTTTCTCGATCAGAGAATATAGATTCCCACGAGTATACTCGTAGTCTTTCTTTAACTGCTCCTTGGTTGAGGCAGTAAATTCTTCTACCTTTTGTATTTCTTTTTTTTCTTCCTTAACGATATCAGTTTCAACATCAAGGGCATCTTCGATACCCTCAAACTTCATAAACTTATTCGTCAATTCCTGTGACTGGGTTTCTTGAGAGTCCATCTGTAAATTCACTATAGAGTTCATTGAATCCGAAGTTATCATCTGGGTCTGCATCCAGAGGATCGGGTTTAACAGTGTAACGCACCTCTCTTGGAGCAGTGATTCTTGCCTCGGTTGCATAATCCACGATGACCTCGCGGATAAGCTCTCCACTCTTGTCTTGGACAGGACCGTAGAGATATGTTTTGGCTTGAAACTGTAAA